ACAAGCTATGGACCTCGGTCGGGTGGATGCGTGCTGGAGCCGTCTCGGTGGGGTGTATGATTGGGCACCATGCCGCAGCCAGTAGAGACTCAGTGCCATGTCTGCCACGCGCCGGTCACGTTGACAGTCAAGTGGGCGATCGATGGGTGGCGGCGCTCGGGGCGGGCGTACTGTTCGCCAGCGCATCGCGACCAGTGGGTGTCTCAGGAATCATCGCGACGGATGGCCGCGACGAATCGCCGGTACGCCTCGCAGCGTATGACGCTCAGGAATCCGATGCGCCACGCGGCAGCGCGCGAGAAGATGCGGCTCACCCTGCGTGCATTGCAGCACCGTCCGAAGGTGCGGGGCGGGAACGGTCGGGCCATTCCGGTACCCCAGCAGATGCTGGCCGACGCGCTCGGATGGCCGACGGAAGTGATCGTCAGAACGGGGAGGCGCGGCTACTGGCCGACGCACTACAAAGTGGACATCGCGAACCGGGCGCTGATGATCGCGATCGAGGTGGACGGGTTCAGCCATTTCGCGATGGTGCGGAAAGCTCAGGATGCGAGGAAGGACGCCTTTCTGACTGGGCGCGGGTGGCGCGTGTTGAGATTCTCCAACCGGGCCGTACTGGAGAATTTGAGCGCCTGTGTCCTGAAGGTCGCGTCTATGACCTCGAAGTAGAGGATCTGCACACCTACTTCGCCGATGGATTCGCCGTATCGAACTGTCACCATGCGGCGGCCGCGACCTATCGCACCACGCTCGCGCGGCTCGGCTTTCTACCGAAGGCTGACGAGTCGGACAGTACGGAGAGCGAAGCGGCCACGTACGACGATGTCGAGCTGATGACGAAGGCGTTGGACGGGTGGGACGTGATCGCGCCAACGGATCGGCTCCTGCTCGGGGTGACGGCGACGCCGAACCGAACGGATGCCGTCGGACTTGCCGCCGTCTTCCAAACGATCGCGTTCAGCTATCCGATCAAGCAAGCGATCGATGATCACTGGCTGGTGCCGATCGAGCCGTGGGTGATTGAGACGGCGGAGTCGTTGGACGATGTACGGGTCATGCGGGGCGAGTTCAACCAGAAGGATCTGGCGGAGTCGGTGAATACAGAGCGCCGCAATCGGCTCGCGGTGGAGTCCTGGCAGCTACACGCCGGCAAGGAGTCGACGATCGCGTTTACGGTGGACGTGGCGCACGCACACGATCTCGCGGCGGAGTTCCGGCGGTGCGGCGTGAATGCCGCGGCCGTGTCGGGTGAGACGCCGAAGGAGGAGCGCCGCGAGACGCTCGCCAGCTATACGCGGGGCGGGATCCAGGTGCTCACCAATTGCCAGATATTCACCGAAGGGACGGATCTGCCGCGGACGGGCTGTATCTTGATGGCGAAGCCGACCAAGAGCGCCACGGTTTACGAGCAGTGCATAGGCCGGGGACTGCGGACCTATCCAGGCAAGCGGCGGTGCGTCGTGGTGGATATGGTCGACATCGCGCGGAAGCATTCGCTCCAGACGGCGCCGGTGCTCTATGGGCTGCCGCCGGGGCTGCTGACCAACGGGCAGGATCTCGAGTCAGTGAAGGCGCAGCTCGAGGCGCTGAAAGAGAAGTACCGCACGTTCGATCTCGAGGCGCTGTTCAGCGGGGGCGCGCGGTTCACGCTCCAGGAGCTGCTCGATCGGGCGACGACGTTTGACGTGTGGGCGATCCCCTCGCTCGGGGCGTTCGGGGTCGGCCGGCAGTTCAACTGGATCAAGACCGGGCCGGATACGTTCCGGTTGCAGTACCCGTGGGCCGACGGCACGGAGGTGCTCGAAGTCTCGCGCGATCTCCTGAGCAAGTGGCAGATCGTGTGCACGCTGAGGCCATCGGCGAACGAGAAGGGCCTCCGACCGCCGGCACGGCAGCGGACGCTGGCGACCGGCGTGTCGACGGAGGACTCGGCGGCAGGACTCGCGGAGGCGTTCATCCTCCAGGAGCGGGGATCGGTGGCGAAGATGAAAACACCAGATGCGCCGTGGCGGTTGGGGCGGGCGTCGGTGAAGCAGCTAGAGCTGCTGGCGCGGTGGCGCGTGCCGCATAATCCCAAAGCGATTACCAAAGGGGAGGCGTCGGATCTATTGGATCTGGCGGCGTCTCGGCGGCCGGTGCGTCGATGACACCACTCGCGGTGTTCAAGGGGTCTGATGGCGCGTCGACGAAGGCGCTCTACGCAGAGCTTGAGACGAAGGGGCCGGCTGGCGTGCTGGCCCTGAACCTGTTCCGGGCTAAGAAGAACTCCGATCGCGCGAAGGTCTATCGCGGCGGGATCCCCGGCAAAGGCTCGTATCGTCGGCTGGCGTATGACCGGAAGAATTGGGCGATGAGTAACCTGGTCTCGGTGCTGACGCAGCATGCCGAGGCGCTCGGTGTCCGGTGGGGCTGGAAGGACGATCCGGCGCAGGCATACCACCGATGGGTGCTCTACGTAGATACGCCGACGGGTCAGGTGAGCTTCCATACGGCGGGTCGGCTGGCCGGGCCGGACTATGCCGGGACGTGGGACCGCGCCGGGGACGTGATCGCCATTCGCATCTGCTCGTGGATCGAGCAGCTCTTACAGCCAGAAAGTCCGGGGTTGATTCCTAACGAGGAGGGGCGTAGAGTGCGCCTATGATGTTCTCCTAAAAGAGAACGCGGCCGGCACTGGAGGGGTGGTCCAGTGAACGCCGGCCGCTAACATCGTCGTCTGTGGATCCCACACAGAGACGAGCTACCGTATTGTAGCTTGCCTGCCTGTTGAGCCTCCATAGCCTTCGATTTCAATTCACCCCCTACCGATCGGCGTGAGCCGATCGAACGAACGGCCGTAGTCCACGGTCGCTCGTGGCGAGCCTGTGAAAGGGCCGTTGGCGATATGGACTGGCTGACCTGTTAGCCCCCGTTCAGGCGGTTCGCTCCTTCGTGCCGAAAAGGAGCATTCGACAAGAGGGGACTAGGGATTCTCAGGACTTTTTCCCCCCCGACCTGATGCCCTCGTGTAGGCGTTTGGGATACTTGGCCCGCGTAGCCTTATGTCCTTCCTTGGCATAGGGGTATCAGGGATAAAAGTCCTTTTGTAAGAGGGTGGAAGGTTGGACGTGTATACGGAGCCAAATATGTGGGATCCGAAATGGCTCAGCAATCCGTCGGCGGCTAAGGGTAGCGGGTGGCAGCGGTCTAGGCTGGTAAGCGGCTCAGAATCGCCAGCAAGCCGCCTAGGAGCCCCGCCAGCGAACGATCCGGAGGCCGACGAACGGAACTTCGCCCGGCTGGTCCGGCGCCTTAAAATGGCACGGCGGCGGGAGCGACTAGAGTCCCGTCGTCGGGACTAGGGAAGGGTGGGGCGGATGGCCGAAGGGGCGGAGAAGCTCCCGTCAGGGACCGCGGGCAAGATCCGGCAGCTGATCGAGGTAGCGCGCGAGCGGGAGGCGGAGTTCGGGGCGGTGCTCCGGGAGATCGAGATCCTGATCAACGGCGGCGAAGGGATCGGGACGCTGCTCAAACAGGCGGAGGCGGCGTTCGGGCTCGCGTGGTCGACGCGGTATCCAGGCGCGTATGTGTGGCAGTACGCGAAGGATCGCCCGCATCTCAAGCGGCTGATCGTCTCGCTCGGGATCGAGGAGCTGGAGGCGCGGTTCGGGCGGTATCTCCGGAACAGCGATCCGTTCTTCACCGGGCGCCGGCATCCGTTCGGGACGTTCGTGGCGACGGTAAATCAGCACGCGGGGGCCGGGACGGCGCCGGGCGGGGATGAGGATCTGGAGCTGACGGCGCCGACGGACTGCCAGCATGATCCGCGGTGCCTGACGGATACGCAGCATACGCAGCGGAAGCTGCGTGACGTGCGGGGGCAATGAAGGCGGCGCATTGGTGGGCGATCGGGCTGTTGTTCGTTGGGGCGACGGCGATCAACGTTGCGATCTGGCGTTGGTGTCGGTGCGAGTGGTCGGAGCCGTATCGGTGACGCGGGCAGCGACGGCGCCACGGCATCCGGTCGATGACGCGGAGCGGATGCTGCCAAACAGCATCGACGCAGAGCGGGCTGTGCTCGGCGCTATTTTGCTTCACAATGACTGTTACGAACAGGCTGCACCGATCGTGGCGGCGGTACATTTCTTCAGAATCGCGCATCGGCTCATCTATGCGGCGATCGATCGGCTCTTGGAGTGGAAGGACGGCACGGTCGATCTGGTGACGTTGCGCGAGGAACTTGGGAAGCGCGGCGAGCTGGAGAAAGTCGGCGGGCCGGCGTATATCTCAGCGCTGATCGATGGGGTGCCGCGGTCCACGAACATCGAGCAGTACGCGCGGATCGTGCGCGAGAAGGCGCAACTCCGGACGCTGATCGCGGCCGGGAACAAGATCGTGAGTGCCGCCTACGAGGCGGAGGAGTCGCCCGCAGTGATCCTGGCGCAAGCCGATAAGGCGATCGTGGAGCTCCAGGCGGGGAATGGTACGTCGCGGACCGTCTCGCTGATCGATTCGAGCGCCGGGCTGCTGGCCGATCTGGAGTATCGGGTGGCGCACCGGGGCGAGATCCTCGGGTGTCCCTCGGGGTTCGCGTCGATCGATGAGATTACGTTCGGGTGGCAGCCGGGCGATCTGATCGTGCTCGGTGCGCGTCCCTCGATCGGGAAGTCGAGTTTCGCGGTAAATTCGGCGACGGCGAGCGCGAAGATCGGCAAGCGGGTGGCGCTGTTCTCGCTGGAGATGCGGCGGAAGCAGTTGGAGTACCGGATGCTGTCGAGTCTCTCCGGGGTGCCGTTGCCGCGGATCTTGAGTGGGTGTGTGATGGCACCGGACTGGCCGGCGTTGGCGGCGGCGACGACGGTGATGCACGCGCTGCCGTTCCACATCAACGATCAGGCGGGGCTCACGATTGGCGAGATCCGGGCCGAGTGCCGGCGGATCAAGTCCGAGGAAGGCTCGCTGGATCTGGTGATCATCGACTACGTGCAGCTGATGGGCGGGATGCTCGAGGATCGCCGGGCGAATCGGAACGATCAGATCGCGGATACCTCGCGGCGGACGAAAACGCTGGCCGATGAACTTGGGGTGCCGATCCTGCTGCTGTCGCAGCTCTCCAGGGCGAACGAGAAGCGGCCGGATCCGCGGCCGAAGCTGTCCGATCTCCGGGAATCGGGGTCGCTCGAGCAGGACGCCGATATCGTGGGGTTTCTGCATCGGAAGAATCATCGGGAGGGCGGGCTGACGTACTTCATCATTGAAAAGCAGCGGCAGGGCTCTACGGGGACGCTGAAACTCTCGCTCGATCGGGATCTGGTGCTGTTCACCGATGCGCCGGACCTGGCGGAGCCGGTGGAGCCGCGGCGAACGAAGAAAAGCGACGCGGCGGAAGAAAAAGATCGGTATCGTACGGATTCTTAGCTACAATGCGGCGCGGGGGTGGTGTGTGATTTTCTTGGGGCTCGATCCCGGAGTCAATGGTGGCATCGCGGTGATCCATCCGGGCGAGGTGTTCGTACACCGAATCCCGGAGTCCGATCGCGAGCTCCTGCTGCTCCTGGCGCCGTATCGGTCGGTCGTCGATCGGGCTCCGGGCGGGTTCCGGCCGATCGCGTTCGCGCTCCTGGAAAGGGTGTGGGGCATGCCGGGATGGGGCGCGCGAAACTTCGCCTTTGGCGGGTCGTATCATCGGCTCAAGATGGCGCTGGCGGCGCAGCGGATCCCGTTCGAGGAGGTGCTGCCGCGGCGGTGGCAGGCGGCGATGGGCATCGTGTATCCGAAGCGGAAGGCCGGCGAGCGCCGGGACAAAAACGTGACGAAGCAGCGGGCCGCGGCGCTCTTTCCGCAGCTCACGATCAGCCATGCGAAC